ACGTGCGTTAAACTTCACGTTAAAAGGAGTTCCAGCAATGGCAAAGAAACCAAAGAGTCTTCCCAGCGACACTGTCGCAGATGTGACAGGTGAGCCGCAAACCAAAGAAGAGACAAAGATTGGCAGACCTTCCAAGTACTCGGATGAGCTAGTCAATACCATCTGTTTACGTATAGCAGAAGGGGAGAGCCTGAACAAAATATGCAAAGACGAGAAGATGCCAGACAAGGCGACGGTGTTCCGTTGGTTGGTGTCAGATCAAGTCTTTTGCGACAAATACGCACGTGCACGCGAGTTGCAGGCTGAAACGCAGTTCGATGAATTGATCGACATCGTTGACCAGCACCCAGATCTGGCGCGTGTCATCAACCAAGCTGGTGAGCTTGTCGAAGTCAAGTTCGATTCGTCTTTTGTGGCTTGGATGAAGCTTCGGGTCGACACCCGCAAGTGGACAGCCGCACGTATGGCGCCCAAGAAGTACGGTGAGTACAAGCCGCCAGAAGAGAAGATCGACGCCACTGTCATTGATGTGGATGTCAGGCACAAGATGGATCAGGCCATCAAGAGCCTTGAGCTGATCAGGATCGCTGAATGAGCGTAGCTTTTGACCACCATGCGCTAGAGATCCTTCGTGACGACGACATCCTCAAACAGCTAGGCCCATACCACGGCGCGGCCTATGCCAAACGTGCTCTATGGCTCTCAGGCGCCTTCAATCACCAAAAGCTACCCCAAGGTACGTGGTGGTCTATTTGGCTCATGCTGGCAGGCCGTGGCGCTGGCAAGACCCGTACAGCCGCCGAACAGCTTTGGTGGTGGGCTTGGGAGAACCCAAAGACCCGCTGGCTGGTATCTGCCCCCACATCGATGGACGTACGCGGCACGTGCTTTGAGGGCGAGTCTGGCCTTATTGCCGTCATCCCGCCCGTCCTGATCGAGGATTACAACAAAGCCCTGCACGAGATCACATTGGTCAACGGTAGCCTGATCAAAGGCATCAGCGCCAGCGAACCAGATCGTTTCCGTGGCGGCCAGTACCATGGCGCATGGCTGGACGAGCTGGCCGCTTGGGACTACCTAGATGAGGCTTGGTACAACATTCAGTTCGCCGTACGTCTTAAGAAGGCTGACAACCGCACCCAGATCATCGCCACGACCACACCACGCCCCAAAGACATGATTGTGGAGCTGGTAGGCAGGGAAGGCGACGACGTGGCCATCACGACCGCATCGACCTATGTCAATCTGGCCAACCTTGCACCAAGCTTTCAAAAGCAGATCCTGCAATACGAAGGCACGAAGATCGGCAGGCAGGAGATCCACGCTGAGATCATTGACCCAGAAGAGTCAGGCATCGTCAAACGCGAGATGTTCAAGCTGTGGGCTCCGAACAAACCGTTCCCCAAGTTCGAGTACATCGTGCAGAGCTACGACTGCGCCAGCTCAGAGAAGACTGTCAACGACCCGACAGCGGCCATCACATTCGGCGTTTTCAAGCCTCTGGACGGCCCAATGTCAGCCATGGTGATCGACTGCTGGCAAGACCGCTTACAGTATCCTGACTTGCGCCCCAAGGTGATCGAAGAGTACGACGTGGTCTACGGTGAGGGCAAAGACAAGAAGAGGGTTGACCTGATCCTCGTGGAAGACAAGTCCGCAGGTATCGCCCTGATCCAAGACTTGCGACGTGGCCACTTGCCTGTGCGGGCGTATAACCCCGGCCGTGCTGACAAGATCCAGCGCCTGAACATTGTGTCCAACATCATCGCCGCTGGCCGTGTGTGGATCCCTGAGAGCAGTGTTCGTAAGGGCTACGTCAAGGACTGGGCTGAGGGCTTCGTGTCCCAGATCTGTAGCTTCCCCGACTCAAGCCACGACGACTTCGTGGACGCCTGCACCCAAGGGCTACGGTTCCTGCGTGACGCTGGCTGGCTGGACATCGATGGCGCACCACGAGACGACTACGACATGGACGACTACATTGACAGTGGCCAACGTAAGCTTGAGAACCCCTACGCCGCATAAAGGAGAGAACATGAAATTCAGAAAGAAACCCGTGGTAATCGAAGCCACCCAATGGTTCAAGACAGGCGACCATCCTGCTGTCGTTGAAGCGTCCCTCAGTGGCATGAATGTTCACTTGATTGAAACCCTTGAGGGCGATCATCTTGTCAGCCCCGGTGATTGGATCATCACAGGCGTAAAGGGTGAGCACTACCCATGTAAGCCAGAGATCTTTGAGATGACCTATGAGGCGGCATGACCTACGGATGCCACAACCGCAGGGACTACAAGCCCAAGTTCTTTGTGCAGAACGGCTGGTGGATCACTGGCCAAACCAGAACCGCTAAGGTGGAGCAGGCCAAGTTCAGGATGGCGCCTGACTGCCAGTACACCAAGACCGAGCTAGGCAAGGTAGACGAGAGGTGCATGGGTTGCAAGCACAAGGTGGACTTGGCGTGACACCCAAGGTATCATTGGGGCAACAGCAACAACTCAGCGGGATAAGCCATGGCTGAACGCAAACCTTCCGACGAGCAAGCCGCATTTGGCGTGTTCCCCCAGCTCAAGCGCAATCGTTCCAAGCAAGACCGTGAGGCGGCAAAGAACGTCCCCGTCGACTTGGCGCGTGGTGCGGTGGCTGGTGTGCTCGGGGCCCCCGGTGACATAGAGTCCCTTGTCCGCATGTTGCCCTACATCGATGAGAAGACCATCCTGCCAACGTCTGAGGACATCGAGAAGAAGCTCCCATTCAGATCTGACACGCCTGTGAGCCGTGCGGCTACGGGCTTGGGTACGCTGGGTGGTGGGTTCTACTACGGCCCCGGCTCCCCGCTCAAGGTCGTCGGTGCGTTGCCTAGAGCCATCAAGCACGGCGCTGAAGAGTTCGCCAAGGCTTCCGTTGCTGGCGCCCCTCACGTGATCAAACCAAAGGGCGGCAATTGGCTAACTGGTGAGCGCCTGACAATTCCAGAAAAGGATCTGCGCAGGCTAAAGACAAGAGGTAACACAACGCCTGAAGAAATAGCAGGCATGGAAGCTCATCTGGCAAAAATCCGCCCAGATTACGACCTGTCAAACCCAGCGCATGTCCGAGAGCTTGCTGAAATGGAAAGAACCATTCAGACATTAAAAGGCAACAGGGCGGTTGACAGTTGGATTGACAGCAACTTAAAGAACTACGTCAAGAGGGAAATGGGCACGCCCGATGATCCAGTTCGCAGGCTGGCTGAGGAAGGTATCATCCATACTCGACTTCGAGACGACGTCGATGCTGGCGACTTCCTCCGCGCTCAACGTGTTGCCGAAGGCTTCCCAGTTGAAGGCATGGGTAAGTCAGAGCTGGCTCGCAGATGGGAAGACTTAGCTGACGACTCAATCAGAGTCACTAGAGCTGGCGATGTTCATGAGGCGATAGATGTTGCGCCCAAGGTTGATAAAGCCATGGACGACCTAAAGGCGTATCAAGAAAAGCTCAACCTAGACTTCATCAAGTTTATGGAGGGCCAGACCAACCAAGTATTCAACGCCAACGAAATTGAGATGCTGTCACGTATGCCCGCATATCAGAAGGCTGAGATCTTGGGCGACACAAAGCTTGAGGAACTGACAAACAATTGGGCTAATCTGACCTCCAAAGCAAAAGGCTTTGAGCAGGCGGCTGGCGCTGATAACCCATGGATTGCCAAGCTTGACCCAGAGACAAGGCTGTATTCAGGCTCAACGTACGACTTAGGCTTTGACCACATCATTGACGTACTAAGACAAGACGTTGAGGCTGGCCGCATTCGCCCTGAGCAAATGAACAAGGTCAGCATGGAGCAGGCAGTGCGCCGCACCCATGAGTACGACCAAGAGATGGCCAAGAAGATGCAAGAGGCCGCCATCAAGCAGACGGAAGGTTTCCCCACCTACAAGGAATATCCAGAAGGCTACAGATGGCTTGAACTAGCAAAGCCAGCGCCAGCAAAAGCATTGCCAGAAGGTTGGTCGGAGCCTGTTGCTAAGGGCAACGCCTTGCAAACCAGATCGCCAAATGGAGACATTGTCCTTGGCTTTGATCTGCCAGACTTGGTCAAGAATATTTACAAGCGCCACCCAGACACGCCCGGCAACCCCTACACCGCTCTTGAGCAAGCCTTGAAGTACGAAGGCGAAACCATGGGCCACTGCGTTGGTGGCTACTGCCCCGACGTGATTGCTGGCAATACACGTATCTTCAGCCTGCGTGATACCAAGGGTGAGCCACACGTGACGGTTGAGGTTCAGCCAAATCGTTATGCCCCACGTCATGAAACCGTAAAGCAGTACATGGCCGCGGCAGAGGAAGAGGCCAAGCAACTGCCACAGGGTTACACCAGCGCAGATGTGTCTGACATTGCCATTCGCATGGCAAAAGAGAATGCGCCGCAGAACATTATTCAGATTAAAGGCAAGGGCAACGCTAAGCCAAAAGAAGACTACATCCCGTACGTGCAGGACTTCGTGAAGAGCGGCAACTGGGGCGACATTGGTGACTTCCGAAACACTGGATTAACTGAACGTGGCGCTGTGTTCAATCCAGATGAACTGCGTGGCTTTACTGATCTTGGCCAAGATGTACCCATGTATCTGAGCAAGGAAGACATTGCAAAGCTGAGACAAGCCAGAGGCGATGTTCCACCAGCCGAAGGCATGAAGCGTGGTGGCAAGGTCTCCATCTCCAGCAACCCTGACACCATGATGCTTGAGGTGAACAACCAAAAGATGAAGAACGGCGTCCCTGCCTACGCTGGCGGCAAAGCTGTGGTCAAAAAGGGCATGGAGGCCATCAAGTCTGAAGTTCCACGTCTGGCCATGCAGTTTGGCAATGACCTACCGCTGAACATGAGCGAGGTAGAGAACTTGGCCAAGCGTTTCCCTGCTCCGTCAGTGGATCGCATCAACATGAACTACAAGGATGTCACAAAGCGCATCCCAGAGCTTACAGAAGCCGCTCAGAAGCTCCAAGCAGGCGAGCTTGACCCTGAGACCTACGCCAAGCTTGTAAGGGCTCTGAAGCCCGTTACGCCCTACGACTTTGTTCCTAAGCCTGCGACAGCAGAAGAGGCTCGTGGCGCACTGAGAGAAGACGCACGAGATCTGTACGGCGTTCCATCCAGAACACTTGAAGCTGGCGCCCCAGTTGGTTTGCGATTGGACATCCCAGCCTACCGTGACAGTGGCGTGTGGGTTCCCACCATCCATGAGCAGGACGCAGGCTTTGGTGCAGGCAAGAAGATTGGCCACGAGAGCGTAGCCTCTGTGCGCAACCCACAGTTCGGCATGTCTGAGAAGGCGGCTTTGAGCATCGCCACTGGCAAACCAAAGGGAACCATTGCCACGATCAAGGGCGACTGGAACCCAACCAACGAAGCTGAGGCAGTAGCCAAGGCTAAGGAATATCTGAAGCACCCAGAGTGGCGACAGGTTGGCATGGATCCAGAGCGTCACAGCTTCTTCTATGACCGTGAGACCATGGCCCCCGTAACCAGCGCTGAAGAGGTGATCCAGATCGGCCCATTAGTGCTGGCCAAGAACCCCAAGTACGGCAATCCCAAAGACTTCAAGTACGCCGAAGGTGGCTTAGCCCACATGGCAGGCGGTGGATTGACCAAGCTTCTCAAGGGCGTCGCATCAGAAGCCGAGCGTGCGTTGCCTCTGCGCTTGCCCCGCGCCACTCCTAAGACTGCTGAGCAGATCAACGCCCAAGCTGAGCGCGTTGCCCGTCAGATGATTGGCGAGCACGTCACAAGTGGCAAACCCAAGGATACAAAGAACCTTGCAGGCAGATCCATGAAGGAAAGCCAGCGCGTACAAGGTCTTGAGTACGAGTTGGTTCCCACAAAAGAAGTTCCAGTGTCTCAAGTTGTTGAGCCGCAAATTGGCGACATCCACGTCGCGTTGCCCGGCGACTACACCGTGTCCGATGTAGAACTCAGGAGCTTGATGGGCCAACCTATTGGTTCAGTGCAGGAAGGTGGCTCACGCTACGGTCTTGGTCACATGGACAAGCCAGTGCCAAACTTCTGGGCATCGGGTGTAGGCCCAGCCCAGCAGGTTCAGAACAAGATCACAGACCTCTACGAGCTGTTTGATCCTGAGCGTGTGATGGCTCACCACTTGGCCATGGGCCCAGTCGCCACAAACTTTGCTCAGCACTTTGCTGACGCTAACTTGCGTGCGATTGACTATAGCAAGCTCCGCCCCAAAGACATGTACGACTTCGACAGAGTCATTGCTGGTGGTTACGAGAAGAAGAACAAAAAGACTGGCGAGGTCAAGATTGTTGACTTCCCTGAGTGGCCCGGAATCGCTGACCCAGAAGCCGCATACGAAGCCATGAAGCGCAACCCTGAGCTTCGTAAGTGGTTCAACAACCGCATGAAGACGCCAGACCTGACCCAGCCACTTGGCCTGCCAAACGGCTTGGACATCCAATGGGCAATCTCTCACCCAGAGTTGCGTAACATGGAAGTGAACTTGACTGGTCACTCTGTTGGCGAGATGGTTCCCGGAGCCGCTCTAACCGACACTGCTGAGCACAACACATACCTCAAAGGCATCCCCGGCACGTACCGTGGACACCAAGAGGTTCTGTCTCCCTTCATCATGTCTTTCCCTGATGCCGCTGAGCACATCATGTCAACCCAGCGCCCACAGGACTTCACTGGCACAATTCAGAAGGTGTTCCCTCACCAGCGTATTGACCAGCAGTTCATCGACGAGATGGGCGCCTACCGTAAGCGCATCAAGGAGTTGACTGGCAAGAAGGCTGGCGGAGCTGTCGACAAGCCAGCGGAAGGTGGCAAGCAACCAGCCGCCTACATTGATGGCAGTGAGTTTGTAGACGCCGCAAAGAAGTACGGCATCAAAGACAGCATGAACAACCTGAACAAGATCGTAGACCTTGTCAACAAGGGCTTGACAGTGGATGATGCGGCACGTCAAGTCGCTGACGGTGGAATGCACAAAGCCGCTGGTGGCGCTATCAGTGGCGACGACCTGATCTTAGAAGAGAGACCACTATGAGCCTCGTTGGAGCATTGACCAAAGCCCTGAAGGCTGGTGAGACAGCCAAGAAGACAGCGCCCTTCTACTCTGCTGTGGATGAGGCGCTGGCCAATATTGCCAGACCCAAGGGCACAGGCGCTGAGTTTTACACGGAGCTGACCAAGCAAGCAGGCGTTAAGAAGGCTGAGCTGGCTGACCGTAAGCTTGAGCAGGCGTTCAAGGCCAAGGGCAAGATGACGAAGGAAGAGGCCCAGCAAGTCCTCAAAGAGAATCCCCCGCCCAAGCTTCAAGAGCGTGAGTACAACGAGAAGATGATCAGGGATGAAGAGGACATCAAGGAAGAGCTTGCCCAAGAAAGATACGGCAGGTCTTACCGTGACCTCTCACAAAGAGATCGCAACCCAATTTATGACGAAGCCCAAAGGATCATGGGCGAAGAGAACGGCCCAATGTATGGCGACTACAAGACACCCGGCGGCCAGAACTACCGCGAGATCTTGCTGAAGATTCCTTCTGAGAGACCCAACGCCAGTAACTACCAAGACCCAGCCAAGTACGACGCAGACTTGAGGGCATACAACGCCAGTGGCAAGTCTGACTATCAGTCCAGCCATTGGAGGGAAGACCCCAACGTCTTGGCTCACATGCGCGTCCAAGACCGCACTGGCCCGAACGGCGAGAAGATCTTGCACGTTGAGGAGATCCAGTCTGACTGGCATCAAGCTGGCCGCAAGAAGGGCTATCGAGACGAAGAGGCAATAGCTAACGCGCACCGAGCTTTTAAAGACTACACCAAAGATACCAGAGAGCGGATGCGCCAGCTCATGCTGAAAGAAGCTGAAACTGAAATGGCGCCAGAACGTGCAATCAAATTTGTCAATCAGTATATTGATGGCATGGACGACAGTGCGGTTGCTAGTTTCATGAACGAAAAGTCAACTTTCAATGACTTGTATCGTGCAACTAGGGACGCTGGTGTAAATGGAGTCCCTGATGCCCCATTCAAAAAGAACTGGCACGAGCTGGCCATGAAGCGGTTGCTGAACTACGCCGCTGACAACGGCTACGACAGCATCGCACTGACTACGGGTGCTGAGCAGGCTAAGCGCTTCAGTCTTTCCAGACAACTTGACGAAGTTCAATTCGATCCAAACACTGGGTTCCTATCTGGCCGAGATCACAATGGCAAGCTTGTGGTTGCTCAGCAAGGCGTGACCCAAGAGAACCTTGCAGACTACATCGGCAAGGAAGGCGCTCAAAAGATTCTTCAGGCGCCTGTTGATGAGGTTGGTCAACACTCTTTGCGTGGTGCTGACCTTGAGGTTGGTGGCGAAGGCATGAAGGGCTTCTACGACCAGATCCTACCAAGCTACCTGAACACCTTTGGCAAGCCATACGGATCTCAGGTTGGCACATTCTCGATTCCCGGCGACCGTGGTGAGACTGTTGAGCGCCTTGGTGTTGCAGGTCGCAACCTGTCAGAGATGACACCTCAAGAGGTCATTGACTTCAACAAGATGGTGGACGAGGCTGGCGCTAAAAACCTGCACCATTTCCCCATCACGCCCCAGATGCGTGAGCAGATCAAGCAAAAGGGCTTACCCCTGTACCAACAGATCGGCATTCCAACCGCTGGCGCTGGAGCCGCTTCCCAGATGCCTGAGCAAATGCAAGAGCCAGAGCTTGAACCAGAAGTTAAAAAGGCTGATGGCGGCGCAATAAATTACAACACAGCACCCGATATGTCCGATGGAGGGCGTATCATTCAGGGTGCTCCATTTAAACGTGGAGGTAAAGTCAAAATGACTACCAACCGCGATACCATGTTTTTGGAACTGAGCAACAAGAAGCTCAAAAGGAAATAAGTTATGGCAATCGAATTCCCGCAAGACCCCAACGCTGGTCGCTTCATCGATGGTTTGAGGAACGAGCAGGTGGACGAAGACGAAGGTATCTCGTTTGAGATGCCCCCCGAAGAGGCGGAGGTTGAAGAGTTGCCAGACGGCTCAGCCATTGTTCACATGGAGAGCAAGGGCCCTATGGAGGACGAGGACTTCTACCAGAACTTGGCGGACGTGCTTGACCCCTATGACCTGAACAAGGTGGCTATGCGCTACATGGACTTGGTCAAGAATGACAAGCAGTCCCGTGAAGAGCGCGACAAGAAGTACGAAGAGGGTTTGAAGCGTACGGGTATGGGGAATGATGCCCCCGGCGGTGCTACCTTCATGGGCGCCAGCAAGGTTGTACACCCTGTCATGGCCGAAGCCTGCGTGGACTTTGCCTCCCGAGCCATCAAAGAGATGTTCCCACCTGACGGCCCCACCCGCACCAAGATCTTGGGCGACGTGGATGAAGCCAAGATTCAGAAGGCCGAGCGTAAGCGCGACTACATGAACTGGCAGTTGACCGAACAGATCGAAGAGTTCCGCGACGAGCAGGAACAGATGCTGACCCAGCTCCCATTGGGCGGCTCACAGTACATCAAGCTCTGGTACGACGAGAAGAAAAAGCGCCCCTGCGCTGAGTTCATGCCAATCGACAACATCTTGTTGCCCTTTGCCGCCGCGAACTTCTACACAGCCCAGCGCGTCACAGAGATGCAGACCATTACCGAGTGGGAGTTCAAGAACCGCATACGCTCTGGCCTGTACCGTGACATCGACCTGATCCGCGTCAGTGCTGAACCTGAAGAGACCCATTCTGAAAAAGCCAACAACAAGATTGAAGGCCGCAAGTACGAAGACAACGAAGACGGTCTGCGCAAGGTCTATCACATCTACACATGGCTGGAGCTGGAAGACGACCCACTGACCGACGGTGAGTCCGCCCCCTACATCCTGATGATCGACGAGCACGAGAACGAGTGCGTTGGTCTGTACCGTAACTGGGAAGAGGGCGACGAGACCATGACCAAGCTGGACTGGCTGGTCGAGTTCAAGTTCATCCCATGGCGCGGTGCATACGCTATCGGCTTGCCACAGCTCATTGGTGGCCTCTCAGCGGCCCTTACAGGCTCTCTGCGTGCTTTGCTGGACTCTGCCCATATCAACAATGCGGCAACCATGCTCAAGCTCAAGGGCGCGAAGATCTCTGGCCAGAGCCAGCAGGTTGACGTGACGCAGGTTTGCGAGATCGAAGGGGCCCCCGGCGTCGACGACATCCGCAAGATCGCCATGCCCATGCCGTTCAACCCACCCTCAGAGGTCTTATTCAAGCTTCTGGGCTGGCTAGACGGTGCGGCCAAGGGGGTAGTGACTACCGCCGAAGAAAAGATCGCTGACGTGAACTCCAACACCCCTGTTGGCACGACACAAGCTTTGATCGAGCAGGGCGCCGCAGTGTTCTCTGCCATCCACTCACGCCTGCATGAGAGCCAAGGCCGCGTCCTGAAGATCCTTGGTCGCCTGAACCGCTGGTACTTGGAAGAGCAACGCAAGGGTGAAGTGGTTCAAGACCTCGACATCCGCAAGGAAGACTTTGCTTCTAACACGGACGTGATCCCTGTTTCTGATCCACACATCTTCTCTGAGACCCAGCGTATGGCTCAGAGCCAAGCTGTGATGCAGATCATCCCTTTTTT